AGTCAGTGCAACCGTAACCTTCTCTGCTGCGGTCGTACCAGTTGCGGAGGCCGTAGCCCACGTACCAGCAAGAGCCGAACTAACATCGATCGATTGAACCGAGCCGAGGTTAGCAGCCGTGAGCGCTACACCGTTCGTTGCCGGAGCCGTGCCACCAACTGCAAGGCCCGGAGTAGTACCCGTAAGCGTGAAAGCTTCATGCACAACCAGCGTTGCACGAACAAACTTTGCACCCTTCGGAACAACATACGGAGGCAAGAACAAGCTGTCTGCGAGAGACGTACCGGAGAACTCAAGCGAGAGTTCATGCGAAGCGTTTTGCGAATGGTCCGTACCAACCGTGTTACCAGTGCTACGCGCACCGTACTGGTTGGACACGCCAATACCTGCTTGATTAACGTAAGGCATTAATTATTTTCCTTATTTGTAGTTCACAGCCGAGGTAATCAGCACACCCAACGTATCAACACGTTGCGTACCAAAGCCCCAACGGCACGAGGTAACGAATTCATCACGGCGAAGGTCTTTATTGCGTTCACCTTCCACCTTGGGCATACGACGCCATGCAGCCATAATCGGCTTCGTGTTGTCATCGGCAAGCGACATGAAGATGTTTGCAACACCATTCGTGACCGAAGTCGTACCATCCGAGAACGAACCCTTAGGCAGACGATTCGAAGTGATGATGTTCCAACCGTACAGGTTCATGAGGAATTCATGATCCTTGCTGAAACCATTCTCAAGAATCTGGTCTGCAAAATCCGTTACGTTCGAAGTAATCGTCACCAGACCCGACAACGTGCTTGCAATCAGCGGATCACAGATGAAGATGCGACCTTGTGCAGGAACGTTAGCCTTATCGAATGCAAGCTTCATTGCAATCAGATGGTCAAGCTGGAAGATGTTGTTAGTAGCTGCCGAAGCAATACGATGTGCGAAGCCGTTAACCAAGTTTGCATTGGCATTCGTTTGTGCCGAATTACACTTAGCGAGGAAACGCGTTTCAAACACTTCCTGAATAGCGCGGGTCGATTCCTGCGAACGGGCAGACATAAGTGCTTCCACTTGTGCGCCATCTTCACGCAGTTCATCCGTGACATACCATGCATCACCAACATAGTCGGTAATCGTCAGAGTCACTTCACCCGATTCAATCGGCGTGTAATCGAACGGAACTTCTTCAGCACCATCCTGAATCGTAACCGTACCAACCGTTTTGATATGCAGCGTACTACCCGAACCGAAGTCCGATACATTGCGGAAATACGATTCCGGCAACAGACCGTCATGCAGGTTACGGAGAATAAACGCCGAATACTGTTCGCTTTCAATGAAAGCAGTAGAGTTAAAGCGATTTTGGGACATTTATTGTTGTTTTCCTATTTTCCAAAATACTTGAAATAAACCTTGGGGTCAGTGAGGTCATGAACGGATGCACCTGCTGCATGAATTTCATCAACCATTGCGCGTGCACGAGCAGCTTCCTGATTGAGTTCACGAGTGGTAGCGCCAATCCGGGACTTCTCTTTGTTACGACCGATCAAGGTTTCTTGGTGTGGCTGAAAGGCAGCCGTATTGACAGCACTCGGAGCAGGAGCAAATGTATTCGGCTTAGGAGCCGGTTGCTCTGAAACACCCAACGCTTTCAAAACTGCTTTAGGTGACTTAGCTGCGAATTCATTCATTTCAGCAACAGTAAGTCCAAGCTCTTGCGCAGCAGCCGTATATTTGGCTTCTGCCTCTGCACCAAATTTAGAGAGCAGTTGGGTAACTACTTCCTTCTGATTGGCTTGGGCACGCTCAGCCGCAGTACGCTGTTCAAGAGTCTTATTCACTAGTTCCGCAATCGCATTCGGGTCTACAGCAGGAGCAGCAGGGTTAGCTGGTGCAGTGCTTGGTTGACGCGAAAGGAGTTCTTGTACCGTACGTTCGAGTTCAGCTTGCTTATTCACGTCCACTTGCACCGATTGCACCTTATTTTCTAGTTCGGCTTTCTCAGCCTTGAGTTGTGCGATATACGATTGTGCATGTGCGACGCTTTTAAGAGCGTCCTCAACCGAGTTGTACTTTTGAACACCTTGCTCATTAACAATCATCCCAAGCAGGTTGGCATAGGGATTATTGGCCTGAGGATTTGCAGGAGGATTACCGGGGTTTGCCGGTTGATTCTGTTCACCAAAGATTGTGGGGTCGCTCACATCTTTCCTTATTGTTATTATTCTTATGGAGTTACTTCTATATAATTAAGCAGTGCTTTGATCGCACCCGCTTCGTTACATACTGCATACTCGTAACTCGCTCTTGCTTGTATTTATCCCTTGAGAGAGCAAAAAGTTACGAAAATATTTAAAATAAATTTTGTAGTAAATTCTGACGGAAGTTAGGTAGGGGTAGGCACCTTCGGTGGGCGTCCCCTACGTTTAGGATTGGACGCGGACAGAGACTCAGCGACGTTGGTCGCTTCGCTTTCTGCCGTTGATTCATGCGTCAGAAGGCTTATAACTTCGGTCATAGCTCTTTCATACCCTACTGCGTCAGCTTGTAGGAATGCCCAATTGGCAATGCCGTAGGCGTCCTTACTGCGTACCTGCCTGTTACTTGCGTTGATCTTCTCATTGAGGATCGTGATTAACTGACTGCGGAGAAAAGCGGCATGAACAAATGTCTGCCGCATTTCATCCTTCTGTTGGTCAGTTAGGTTCTTCATCAAGATTGTTTTCATTACATCTGTTTAGCGTTCGCTCTGGTTTGATCGACGCTCATGCGGGCCACTACGTTATCTGGTCCAGTAGGTCCACCTGAGGCTACAGGCTGTTGTTGCTGTTGCGTACCCATCTGAGCAGCCATGTTCTGTTCCGTACCCAAGTTCTCCTGAAGCTGGTTAACGAGACGTTGCTGTTCAGCTTGTTCAAACAGAGCCTTGTACGGGCTATACAACTGGAATCGATTCAGACCCAGTACATCCTCCACCAGACGGCTTAGTGACACCGAGCTAAGGTGTGGGGCAATAGTCTGTCCGATAGGGCTGTTAAAGACCCCTGTGAGGTTCTGGAGAAGCTGTGCTTGGGCTGCGAAGTGACGTGCCCCGATAGGGCGAAGAACACCATTAGCAGTAATGTCGTCTTTGGTAATCTTAACGAACTGGGTTACACCCAAATCATTATCCATCACACGAACCACATCCTCTGCATCCAGATTTCGACGTGCTGTTTCCAACATTGCATTCAGGAGAGGTTCAAGCATTTCGATTTCGAAGGTGTTGATTTTCTCTTGGAAAATACGGCCAGCAGCGTTCTCAAGTTGTTGCACTTCAAAGGCAGTCTTTTCACCGGGAGTACGAACCCCCATAGCCTCACGAGGAGCCCCCGCATACTGTTCCATACGCTGTTCTAATAGCTGGATAGCATTGTCAGCTTGGATGACCCACTGAGCGTTCTTAGCAAGCTCTGTAACGGTTCCACCTTCGTCAAGGTGAATCTCTGCACCCGGAGAGTAGACAAACTCCTCAACCTCACCAGAGATAACCAGAGGAGGAAGAACAGCCAAGTCCATTGCATCGGCCTTCAAGTTCTCCAGATGGTCAATGCGGTATTGCATGCCAACCAGATTGTCTAGCGGACCCATAGCCCAGATGTTGTCACTGCGTCCACGCCAACCAACGTGATAAATCGGTGCCCCACCAAACCACGTAGGAAGAGGATCGTTCTGGATTACCCACATACGGTCAATCACAGTGATTACACGCCCTTGCTCTAGCTGTCCGGTTTTCTCGTTGAAGATATCGCCGTAGAACTGCAAGAACTCTACATAGTTGCTTCCAAGGTATTCAGCGTAGTTGCCAAAGCCATCCATCAGGAAGCCTTCAGCCTTATCCGCTTCTTCAATACCATACGCGTTCATGTGAGCCTTCATCATGTCACGGTTTTGCAGAGCTTCCTTGAGATATGCATTCTCAGGTTCATTCTCTGCCATTGACATTAGCTCACCAACATTGCGAAGGCTTCTAACAATCTTCCAAGAGTCGGAAAATGAATTAGCAAGTGGATTAAAGACAATATCAAGAGGGCTAATTCTTCGCGCTTTAGGGCCGACATAATCAATCACCTTATTACCGTTAACATCGTCCCGATAGGAAGCGGAATAGTCCACCGTAGCGAATACGTTGCCGTAGTCAATGAAGTCAAGCAGGAGCTTGCTCATTTCAGTACGGAAGTGACCTTCGCGAGTCTTGTTACTCATGTAGCTCTCAATTGCCATACGCTTTGCCTTGGTGGCATCATCCTGCGTATAGGCTTCCCAACGCAGCCAGTCATCATTCGGGAACAGGGCACTCAGATAGTTTGAATGCAGGTTGTCACGAATCTGGCAGAGCTTGGGGAGGGTAGTGGAGTTCTTCCAAGGAAGGGCACTGTTGGACGTGGTTTTAGTATCCGTAGCGAATATATAGTTTCGCAATTCCTTCCATTCCTGAATCTTTGGATTCATCTGTGTGTGATGGCGAAACCACGTCATTGCAATATACTTCGCCATACTGTCTTGATTAAATGTCTCAGTGATGCTCACATCACCTACATTAAGAACTTTCTTAGCCATGTCTACCTAAAGGAGATTCCGCCGAAGCGTGAATTTATTGGAATAATGTTGTCTCTCGCTTTGTTCAATCCGCCACGACTCTTTGGCTTCACAGCGATCATTACAGCCGATGCAAGGGCATCCTTAATGTCGTCGTGTGCTGGACGTGCCTGAATCAATTGCTCCTCTAGAACGTCTGTATAGCCGCCCTTGAAGTGCCAGATATGCCCGTTCTCGTAGCGATGCTCAAGGGCAGAAGCAATGCGTTCTTCCTTGGTGCCTTCTGAACGGTTTGGACGATATTCGTCAATGGAGAGGGACAAGCCCTGTTCGCGTAGCTTATCTTTCAAGTCACGAACGATAACGGTCTGTGCAACCGTCACTTCAGCTCTGAGCTTCTTGAACTCCCATTTGCTGTGGAGTCGTGCAATCTCTTCAAAGTACTTGGAGATTTTGTCAGTCTGGAATACACTGATATCTAGGATGTAGATGAAGTTGTCTGCGTCTACACCAATCACTACGATTGCCGTGTCATCACTCCGCTTCCCAATAGAGAATGCAAAGTCGATTGAGGCAAAGACATTTAGACGATTGCCCTTAAAGTACCAGTTTCCATCAGATTGCTTCAGGAACTTTCGTTCGTAGTATTGGAACTTATCCGCACTGATACGGTTACTTCCGGGGTCATTTGGGTCATTGTAATACTGGGAGTAGAACTGGGTTCTATCCGAATACTCCGCGCGGATACGCGAGAGAACTTGCTGGTCAAACCCGAAAGCCTTCCCGTCCTTGGGTCGAATGGTGCGGGGCCAGATAAAGATTCCATCTGTTTCAACGACATGCTCTTTTATCTCCCATACTTTCCTTCGTTCAACAATCAAGCCTTCCTTGTCGTAAACATCGTATTCTTGGGCTTTCCAAGTGGCGTACACGTCATTAGGATGATATCGAGTACCACAAGCCAGAGTGAAGCCACCAGCATTACGAATAGAAGTAAACTGGCTACTCTTCTTTGAAACACTCTCACGCCCATCTTCCGTGTAGGCATTCTCAGGAACCACCAAGTCATCTGCAATAACAATGTCTGCGTGCCAACCAGTTGTATTAGTAGTTAAGCCCGCAGTATCTATCGTGGCATCACGAATACCTTCAAGCTTGCGCTTCTCATGGTCAATAGAGATTGTGGTGTTGCTCCACTTTTCCCGCTTTCCTTCCTGAGGATCGATGTATTCAGGGAAGTAGCGAGTGAACACTGTGGAAGCCAAGATGTTCTTGATTGCGTACAACTGGGTTTCTGCAAGGCCAGAAGTAGCAGAGACATATAGGATGGTTACTTCAGGATGACGTACAATGATCCAAGCCGCCCACGTAGCCACCATATGAGACTTCAGGTGGGCACGAGGAAGCATAATGAGCTTGTTGGCTGTTAGCTGGTCATCCAATCCAAACAGGCTGTAATCCTGCATCCATTTGAAACACTCTTTGTGGATATCGCCATATACATATCCGGGATTCATCAATTGGGCAAAGACGTATAAATCGTCTATTGCGAGTTGCCTGAGAGCTTTTGCATCTTCAGGCATCTTCTCCAGTTTTCGTTTGGCGTCAATCAACCACTGTTCAGCCATTGTTCTTCAACAGCCGTACAACATCACCACTAAATTCATCGGCTGCACGAGCCTGAAACTCTCGCTCACGCTGAACTTCTTCCTTGCTAGGACGGCCAGCTCCACGAGTTTCCCAACCCCTGTCTGCTAGCCACTTAGCAGCTTGGAAGTTCCCAGTAGTTCCCTGAATGACAAGCGCTTTGATCCCCTTGCAGCGAAGCTTATACTCAAGTTCGCTACGCCATTCATCGATATGTTTTCGGATAGCGCGATTACCACAAATCTTTTGCCAGTGGTTCCACCCCGAAAAAGCAGTATTGGCGAAGTCGTATTCCGTAGGGTCTTCCATGCCAAGATAAATTCTCTTGATGGAATAATAAACTTTCCCGTTGTGGAAGTGGTCTTGATCTTTAAGGGTGTATATCGCATCTTCGTTGTAGGCGAATTCAAGGAACAGACTTTGAGTTAGATATCGCCCCATCGAGTCCAGCATCAGGCTCTTGTCCACTGAGAAGCTTTCTGGCTGCTTCATATCGTCCGTAGTAGTAGTCTCTT